ATCTGATGCTAGAGTTGTTTCCAGCATTAAAATAAGAGGAGTGACATTCGCTCCCACAGGTAATGACACATTTCTAAATCGAACTGCATCACTGGTCGATCGTCCATGATTCGGTTGAGTCACCGTTACTGTAGTTGATGAAGCTGTAGCTGAAAAAGGATTATTAGGTAAAATCGTTGGTACATAAAATTCTGTTCGAGCTGTACGCGCAAACTGCAGGGCTTGTGGATCAGCGCCCACGGGCCTTGGTTGAATCTGAGGTTGTTTAATTTCAAATTCAGAAGTATGAACCCACGCTCCATTCCATTCTCTAACCATTTCTATATAGGGAAAAGCTGCTCCCGATCGATCAGAAATCGATAATGCGTGTCTACCTTTTGAAAATCTTGAGCCTGCCATTAGATATTTGGATAATAAGTTTTAGGGGTTATATAAGTACTAGCCGCAGAGCCATCTTCAGCTAATGCTCTAGCAAAATCATCTTCGTATAAAAGTTTTAATTCCTGTGTTCGTTGAGGTGCAAATTTTTGAGATAAAATAAAAGATAGTCCTGAAACCATTGCTGGTAAAAATCGATAAGGAAGATCCGTTGCATCCGTATAAGTTGAGTCAAGATCCTGAATTCGTTGAACATAGTAAATACTTAAATGTCCTTCACTAACAGCTGTGGTACTTGGAGTAGGATAAATCGTTAATTCAACATGACTAATGAATCTTTGAACCCACCATTGACTTGGCGTTCCTGTAGATAATTTATTAGCAAAAGCTGCATAAGTGTCTCGACTAACTTTAGTCATTCCTGTGTCAGCTTGACTAGCAGCTGTTCCTAAATCTTTTCTATAACCACAATTTATAATATCAGTTACACCATAAAAAACAGTTGTCGTTGTACTACCATCATTATCGGTACAAGGCGCATTAGTGCCCTCTCCACTCGATCTAAAAAATTTATAAATTCTACCTGCGCCTGTGCTTGCTACAGGAGTAATAAGATTAACATTCGCATGACCTATTTCCCAAAAATGAACTCCTCGATTTCCCCATTCTTGAAAAAGTAAATTCAAGGAACGTCTTGCTGATAATAATTGATGTCCTGCTGAGCCGACTAAACCAATACGTTCGTAGGCTTCGGCGATGGTATCATCAATCGCAAAAGTCTTATCGAATGTATAAGTACCAGAAGTAGTATTAGCCATTTGCTACCTCTCTTACGTGAATGTGCCAGTAACTACTAAAAAATCACAATTAGTTAAATCAGCATACATGCCGGTATCACAAAAGATACCTTCTCCGGGAATTTTAATGGAAAGTGCTTCATTAGCTGCAGTTCCCCATTTCGCTTCAAACACTAAAGCAGCTGCTGTTTTAGAACTGTCGTCTTCATTATAAATTTTAACACTTCCATCAGCTGCACTTGATTGTGCCTGTACTGACATGATTCTAGCTCTAGTAATTGTGGTAGCAGTTGTGCCTACATATTTCTGTAATAGTCCATCCGCTGCTAACGCTATGGTTTGTCGTACATTTTGTGTTGCCATATATTCTCCTTAGTCGTGAGCTCCCGAAGGAGCTCACAGTATTTATTATTCAAACAATAGTCTGCTTATATTACTATAACACACGTTTACTGCTGCGGCGTTACCGTCACCAGCTTCAATCCCTACGTAAGGAATTAAATCAATGTTATCTTTCAACGCTGCACCCTTTTGAGTGTTAGCATTGCTAGCTGTATAATTCGCTGCAATAGTTGCCTGAGTTGTTCCAACTACTTCAGTTGAACCATCAAAAGCCGTTATCGCACTTGTTGTTACACTGTATTGTCTACCATTCACAAAAACAGATGGTTTTCTATCACTATCAATCGAAATTTTTAAATGATAATTTGTATCTGCCGCCACTGTGATACCTAAGTTCGTTAGATAGTCAGTGCCGGTATTAGAATGAATAAAGTACAATGGTGTATAAGTTGACAATACTTGCCCATTCGTTGCATCAGTCGAAAAATAAAAATACGCCTGATCTGCATCCGTTGAGGGAAGTTGATCGTTTGTCAATTTTAAACCAGCCCAAATTTTTTGGTTGTCAATAGCCGAACTTGTTCTGACTAGACCTTCCCATTCAGCTTGGTTTTCAGTACCCCATTTGACACCTGTCCAAGCTGTTTGTCCACTGTCTAAGTGTGGAGCCAAAATTGCTTGGTCTTGGTCAGCGCCTGCTGTGTTTAGATTTACTGCTGCAATCGTTGCACTTCTAGTAGCTAACGCTGTCGTCATGTTAGTACCTAATACTTCAAAGTTAACGTTTTTACCTACTGCTGTTGAACCAGCTTTGAAAACTTTAACATACAATGTTCCAGATCCAAGGTTTATGTCGCCACCTGTGAAGTTTCCTAAAACAACTGTAACTGTGTTTGATGCTGTTACTGATGCCGTTATAGTTAAGTCTGTAACATCAATACTCATTGTTGCTACCGCATAGTCTCCTAGTGCTGCGCCTGTAACTGTTAAGTCTTCCGTTGCTTCATTGCCGTCGTCTATGCTGCCCCAGTCTTTTGTTTCTGAGCCTTGTAGGTAAGCGTTAAGAGCAGGAAGTTGATTAAATACTCTTCAAGATAATATCTTCGAGAGTCTTTCAACCCGTCACCGATCGTTCGATCAGAGACTAGTCCTGTGGCTGCAGTTTTACTGATAACTTTAAAATTATTCTCAGATCGTACTGCTCCATTAAATGTAGTGTTTGCCATAATTATATCCTCCTAGTTTGCGAACGTAGTCTCTAGGCCGTCGACTATACGCGTCTACGTTCTAATTAATTTATATAGTAATTAATCTATAGCCCAAATTTGAATTTGGCGCAAGGTATTCTGTAGTAAAAAGTTGATTTTTGATAGCGCTTAAGTGGCTATCGAAACTTCGGGCTTGGCGTCGTGAATCTGTTCAAGACGGGTTGCTTCTTCAAACTCTTTTGCAACAATTTCTTTAACAATTTCCTGAATTTTTTTGTCGATATAACCCATATTTATATTATATCTGCCCTCCTTCAGGTGCTCTTGATGCCACTCGAGTTCCAAGGACCTCTTCGTAGTGTATAGGTCTTGAGTCATTTATAACCTCCTCATAGGTTATCCATTTACTCCTGAATGAATCACTAAATCCATCTTTTTCCCACTTTACATCTTTTTGTCCCACTTTGTCAAGGATTGACTGTTCAATAGATTCACGAGTATCGTGTGCTAAAACTTCAAATTTAGCGTAATAATCATAGGCACGGATTTGTACGAGGAATTTTTTCATGGGTTTTTCTTTCTATTTTTAAATTGGGGCGAAACTATGTTCGCCCCAAAATTTTTTAGTTATTAAGCACCTTCAACGCCAAATATTCCTCTAGGGTCGGATACGCCAAAAACGTATCTTTCTCTAGCTCTATATCTAACATTTCCAGTATCGAAATCGCCTTCCATCTTAGTTGTAAGAGGAGCTCTGTCGAAATGCTTCATTCCATTAGGAACATCAGTGATAATGTACCAAGCATCCGTATCTGTTAGGTAATTATTCACTCGATATCCTTGAGGAATCATTCCCATAGAAACGATTGCATTGATGTCATTGTCCGCTGTTCCAACTCTACCTTGAGATTTCATCAATCTTTCAGCAGTAAATTGAAGCGCAGAAGGAATAATCATTTTTACTCCTTTAGCTGCAACTTTTAAACCTCTTTCATCAGTCATTGCAGCGATATCAATTAACGCTTGCTCTAACGATGTTTCGTTTAAGTCTGATTGAGTAGATAACGTGTTTTGAAACGTCGGCCCAATACATGGATGTGATGTGTTAAACAAAGAAACAGCGTCCCCTGAATCATAGTTGTCTGTAGTAGGCAACCCTTGATTAAAAGGTACAACTGCTTTGAGTTGTTTAGCATTCGACATGGATCTTGCCAGTGCTTTTGTATAACGAGACGCGAGTCTGTCATACAAGTTATCTTCCATTGCTTCTTCAGTTAAAGCAAATGCAAGAGCTACTGTTTCATTAGTATATCTTGCAGTGAATGTTTCCTGAGCATTGTCGTAAGCAACTGCTGAACCTTCCGGTTTAACATATGCATTAGCAAAGCCAGATAACATTACTTCTTCTTCAAAAGCTCTGTCAGATGATTCAGTTACATAAATTTCTTTATGTTCCTGATCGTATCGTTTGTACTCCAAGCCGAATAGTGCATTCAAACCTGGTTCTAGTTCTTTAACTAGTTGTTGTCGTGATATTGCCATGTTTTATATACTCCTATTAATCAGCTGCGCCAGCCGAACCGGGACCAAATAAATGTTCACACACAGTAACACGCCAATTTACATTAGCTGCTGTTATATCTGAATTTTTTGGGTCTCGAGAAAGGCCGACTATTTTAAATTGTTCAGGACCTACGGCGATGTCTGAATCGTCGAGTTCCATTGAACTAACCCCGTTTAAAGTACTACCAGTAGTTCCCACTAAATCTGCACATTGAAAAATGTCAGTTACAGCAGACGCGCCGTCGTTGTCCGATTGTATTTCGTACTCCTGCATAGGACTGTCGTAAACAAATGCTTCGACAGCACCACTGCTAGGCGGCGTGATTGAACCTGGATAGTAATTTTTGAACGTAGGTTTTAAGGTTGTTGGATCAACATAGAATGTTCCCCAGAAAGCTCCTAAATTAAGAACTAACGCTGCGGTTTGTAAATCTACATAACCAGTACCTGTAGCAGGCGAACCTACTAAAGAACCTTGATATATAACAGATGCATCGCCAGGTGAGATCTTATGAGAACTCATTCCAGTAGAATCATCTTGCTGACCAACTGTCTTTAACGGTCTAAGACCGAAAGCGGCATCTTGATTAGCCATATTATTTTCCTCCGTTGTCTATATAATAAAATATAGACGGTTAATTAAATTCGTTGATA